ACCTTCTCGCGAAGGACAAAAATTCAGGATTTGTCTAATATTTCTATTAGCCGTGGATTATTTCCTCTCGCGGTTTTGCGAAGGTCCAGCTAGGATTGGCCTTAGCTGGTTGCTGGCAGTGTGGTCAGCACTGTCATAGTGGGTATGAATAAGAAATTCACAAGTGTGTAGTCGGGACCTGCACCGGCATGAAAGCCTAAATGCATGCCAGAAAGTGATGCTGAAGTTGCTCCCCTTACATAAGATTTCCAAGAGTTGCGATCATCAAGACTTCCGACTAATGATTCATCAAAAGTGTTAGCGACAAATTTGGCTGAGCTGTAGAATGGTACTTGAAAGTTGATACCAGCATTGGTGCGGGTGTTAGTGATAGCACCCGCTGTTCCATCTGATAACATACTTTCATAGTCCAATTTCCCAATAACACTTGCATCATTGCTTTCACTAGTTTCAAACTCCCCTAGTGAAGCAGATGTAGATGATCCATGCCTAATGACTCTAAGTTCATTTCCTACGGAAGAACCTCCTGTTGGAGAAAGGGTCCAATTTACTGAACCACGATTTCCTAAGAAAGGTGCTGAGATTATCCCCAACCAGTGGGGAAAAGCCCAATTGAAATTAAAATCTTCTTCTGTTGATACAACTCCCTTAACAGATGTAAGGGCATTTGTTCCATATCCCATTATGGGTGGGGTACGTTGCATCGCTGAAACTAATAACTTGTAATTAGAAGCTGTCTCGTATCCCTGGAAAGCAATAACAAAACACATACGATGTATCAAAGTACGTAATGATGCTACTTGCTCCCCCATATATGTGAGATAAAGTTGACCAGCAGGTGCGGGACAATGTCCTATAGGCACTTCTTCTGTTGTTTCTGAATCATTTGAAAGGTTACCATCTTGCAATTCGGTACCTATGCAGACTTGTTTATACAATTCTGCGTCTGGGTAAGCAAATTCCAAGTTCTCTGCTCCTCTCACGAAGACTAGTAAGTCAACACTTGCTAGTTCCAATGGAGACGTGAGAGCAGTTTGTACTCTACATGATATAGTTCCGTTGGTATAACCTTCTGCGTGATTATTTCCTACTCCCGAACCATAGGGCGTGTTAGTTTGTGTCATAGTCAGACAATATCGATGAGTTGCAAGCCACGCTCTATACTGTTGGTAAGGTACCCGAATTTCCACATCTGTGGATGGTTCGATATCTACTATACGTGTAAAACACGTCATTTGAGTATCCGAAGAGGCTGAAGCAGCCCCCGTGGGATCAAATGTAAATCTCAGACGACCTTTATGAAAAGCAGAGCAATTTAGTTTAAATCGGAAGATAATATCTCCCCGCCAGTATCTAAACATTGTCCCTATCCAACATATTGGTGTCATTTGAAGATTGAATAGCGTATCCCCATCTGCTACATACAGCTGTGGACCCACTGCACTAGTCCATAATAAGTCGTCTTCGTCATCTGTGTTGGCCCACTGAAAACTCGTTAAAAAGGACTCTTTTCTAACCAAATGTGAAATGACTAGTTCGTCAATAGCTTCTGTACCGCACACAGAACCATCTATAGATAATTCATTCTTACAATCAAGAGATAATTTATCAAGAGGAAAACCTGTATCTACAGTACTAAGAAATGGGAAGGGCCTGGGTTGAATGGCTTTCTGGTCTTCCACAACTGGTACGTTTGTATAGCCAAACAGCTTGGCTATTTTTGCTACAGCTGTAGCTCCAATGGAGGTAGCAGTAGCAAAAGGCCCAATTACGGGCATCATGGAGAGATTATTCGCAATATTGGCTATAGCAGTGGCTGGACCACTAACTGCACCATCTTTCTGATATTCATCTCCCCCTTGCATGGCGAGTGCATGTGTAGCGCCATACAAGATTACATCGGTAGCCCATGCATAGACACTAATAGTGATTGAACCATCTTCACCATTAGCACTTTGCAAAAGTGTAAGGGGCCTCCCATGTAAAGTTCCCAACTCTTGAAAAACAGCACCACCACCTGTAGCAATGAAATCAAATGGCCATATGAATGGCAATGTGATATCAGCAGATTGTGATGTCTGGGGAGTTATCAATACTTTTGAGAGTTGAGAAAGAGGAACATGAGATTCCTCATCTGTGTCATTATAGATGTAAGGACCGTAATTTCCGTGAGTAGCCATAGGCTGCCACGCATACATGTATGTTCCATAATAAAATGGCGAAGCATTAAATACAAAACGTACATGTAAATTACACCTGAGAAAAGCCCAATTATGTAACTTATATTTAATATTTGCATTATTAAAATAAGAATAAAAGGGATATATCGTATCATTATCATCTATAGTGTCAGTTGTTGCCCAAGTTTTTGTACCTATTTTGACAGGTCTGCTCATGAAATCACCTAACTCAGTAGATTGATCAGCTATCAAATAAGGCAGTTTTTCAAGTGTATATGGAACACTTGCTTGATTCGAAGAGGTTGCGTTCAAGAACATTGTTGTTTCTTGATCTAAAACTTCTTGGGCAACATTGGCGGATGTACCGCCAGCGGTTCTATTACTGTCTCCATTGGAACCACCATTGGAAGCAGAGGAGGATTTGGCACCCCCCGCGCCGGGTAAATTTGGCATACCCATTATATCCATATTAAAGCTTGTTGCGAATCCTATATCGACACGGAGCTTGATTCATCCTTCCGTGTAGGGTCTGACTCTGACTGATTGAGAGCGGTGTTAGCGTTTCTCAATGTTTCTCTCATAAGCCTAGTTAATGTCAAGTCATCATCAACTGGTAAACCATCATGAGAGCGAGGACTATTTGTATTTGCATACACGGGGTTCCTTTTCCGCTTTCCATTGCAGTTGGTAACTCTATTATTGTAGCAATGGGCACAATAAAAGAGGTTGTGGAGAGTATCCAAACGAATTCTAAATTCTACTGATGGTGATAGGCACATGTCACAGCTCATAGGGAATTCTGACTCACAGTAAACACACCCTAAGAACCACACATCATCTTCTATAGGTTCCCAAAACCTACATCGCTTACACCTTGGACATTGTGTTAATTCCGCGTTTGGATAAAGGCAATCGTCATAGCCACACCTATAACATTGCTCAACATCGTCCAATATTCCACATTGGAGCTCTCTACTACATTTTACATACTTTCCATATTTGAAATTATGGATCCTGTATAGTAAATACCCTGCTAAAGGAGCAAAATATATACTAACAGAACCAAACAATGTCATACAACAGGGCACAACAAAGATATAAGAGGTAGGTAAATTAGTAAGGCCTACTAGAACTATTGGAGCAAAACATATATAAACAACCATAGTATAACACGACAACAGAAAGACAAGGGTCTCAGTTTCTACGTGGGAATCGTTCTCCCCAACATAATAATTGAGATAAGATCCAACACATACAACCATAAAATGCATAAAAACTGTCACAAACGTCAAAAAGAAACGAATATCATCCAAAAGCCCCTCTGTCCAAGAACCACCTTGCATTTCTCTGCACTCAACAATTTCTTCTGCTATCTCCTCATCATTATTCAAAAATTTGAAGAGTAGTGTTTCCCAAGTGAACAGACCTCCTCGGGGTAGGAATGGTTCCAATTGGTATTTGGTAACCATCCTACAGAAGAAGGCCCTCCACTTGTCAAATTCACTCTTATCACCTAATGAAAGGTGGATAAGAGCACTTGAGATTTGAGAAATCAACTGTTCCTGCGCACAAAGGGCACTTGATGGAATCACATACAATAACGATTTATATATGGAACTCCTCTCAAGAGGACCAACTATACAGCGGTGATGAGCACTGTATACAAAGCCTCTCTTAAGAAACGTACTTTCAGAGATATTTACAAATGGGACAGAAACTGCTTCCTTATCAGCCATAGTATAAATAATTCCCTGGGTACGTAAGAAACTTGCAAGTAAGGTATGATCAAACTTACATCCTTCTTTAACACCAAATATATTATCGTCTCCATACGTAGCTAAATGCACATAATCCTTAAATCGTAATCCAGGATTATAATATATAAACGCCATACGCAACAATATACAATTTACGACACAATTTATTGTTACAGTCAAAGGATGACCACTAGGGTTCATACCAAAAACCATAACAATATCCCCATCTAGATTTACCATGGGAAACGCAACATCATGAGACATTACTCTCATAATGTTACATTCCTCATCCGTATAACCAGCCTTCTTCGCAAGGGCTATCAAGACTTCAAAAGCTTTCAATACAATAGCAGGACACATCGTCTTATCAAAAGCCTGATAATCTCCTGCACAAATTCTATCCTTCCCAAAAGAAGTCAGATGGTCATACAAAGCACACCATTGCTCCCCCATAGCATTAACACCAACATAGGCCTCAAAAAGTTGGGGCTGCTGCTGAATAGTTGCAACTAAAGGTAGATAATATTGCCGTAATATTATCGAAAAAGCAAAAGGTGAGCCTGTAAACAGACGAGTTTTCGACTGTAGAACCTTTGTCCTCTTTAATACTTCATCCTTGAGAGTACCCATAAAAATAGGAAATCCTCTCTCAGAATTAGCATAAAGACCTCTTAAGCGTTCTACTTCATCCATAATTTCAGGATGAGGAGTCGCCCTATCTCCCTCCAAGGTAATCAATGATTTCTTACTCTTACAATAAGGAAAACCAGCCGAAGTTGATCTCTTTATTTTATCGATAAATGCAATTCCATCAATGCCATTGACTGCCTGATCCAGTGTTAGTATCTTAGTTTGATCATAAATTTCAGATGATTGCACGGCTTCTTCTATATACATAGAAGCTGCCTGATCCATCAAATTAAGATCTAACACATAATCCCCTTTCTCCAAAAGGGGCTTCATTGCATTAATCCATGCTTCTCTGGTAAAAACAGGACCTGACCATAGGTCTTCAACACCTGTTTCTATCACATCATCATAAATTAATGTCTTCTGTACTTTAGTTTTACTAGGAAATCTTATTCCAGTACTACCAAATACAGAACATGCAGGTTCCTCAATCCTGCGCAAAACACTGTGCATAGAGAGGTCACTAAGTGGAAATTCTTTCCCACCTAGAAAACCACCTTGGATGAGGGGTCCAAGGTTATTGAGCGCAAGCTCAATATCATCCTGCAACACCACGCAACAATTTGCTATACCGGTCACACTTTCAAA